TGTATCTATCATAATATTAACGAGGTTGCCCATTTAAGGGCTTTAAAACTTGAGCTGTTAGGATTTACAATTATGTATCTTAAACGGCTCTTAAATGACATAATATGAAAGATAAAGCTAAAGACCTCAAAGCAGTACGACGGAGGAAGAAGATAACTAAATCTTTGCTATCCGATGAGCTATGGAAAGTTATAGACGAATACAATAATGACGAAAGGGACGACAGAGGAGGCAAGGTAATTAAGCCAAGTGACAAGATTGGGGCTATCAAGTTATTGGTAGATATGTATGGTATGAAAGAGGGAGAGAGTACTGACCTCAAGGACGTCAAATTGACCCTTAAGATATAGAATTGTCGTACTTTTTCTGTATATATATAAGGACTTACACCGAAAAAAGTACGACAGACATAAAATCAACAAATCGATATGGAGATAGAGATAACACCAAGCCTCCCTACAAAGGAGCATCAGAAGCAGTTATTAGAATACTGTAAGATTGGCAATGGGATACAGTATGTAGTTGTTGTCAATGGGAGACAGAGTTTGAAGTCTTCATCTATGCTTCTGTGTGCTTTAGACCACTGCTTAGAGAACCCAGACGGGAAGGTTGGCATAGCTTTACCTGTATTCTCTCAATGTAGAGAGTTATATAATAGGTATAAGAAGATGTTATCTGGTTTAGTAGACAATGGATTGTGTCACATGGTAGGTCAACCGACATTTCGTATAGAGTTCTGGAATGGTAGTACTATTGAGTTTATATCAGCAGAGACAGAATCAGCAAGAGGCAGGACATACACTATGCTTTGTGTGGATGAAGGAGCGTTTGTCAAGGATGATATATGGTACAATGTACTTGAGGCTACTGTTGCTGTAGAACTATCTAAGCTTGACGAGGATGGTATATCTGGCAATAGAGGTAAGGTGTTGATACTATCTACCCCGAAGGTTGCTGCTGGCTGGTATTATGGTATGGCTACTGAGGCAGAAGAGTGCATTGATGATTCTATGGTATTAATGCGAATGACATCTGAACAAGGAGGTGTAATTAGTAAAGAGATACTTGAGAAGATACGTAAACGTGTACCAGATGCTACATTCCAGATGGAATATGAAGGTAAGTTTATGCAGTCCGGTGAAGGTATGTTCAAGTTTAAGCCATGTATAAAAGATGTAGACAGCAAACAAGGCTATGTAGCAGGTTTGGATTTAGGTTCTAAGGCTGATTATACTGTTCTAACTATACAAGATAAGGATGGAGCTGTTATATCTGTTACAAGATGGAGACATCAAGAGTGGAGTAACATCTTAGATGCTGTTAAAACTACTCTATTACAATACGGTAAGCCTGTGGTATACGTTGAGACTAATGGGATAGGTCAGATGCCGTATGAGACACTCAAGAAGATGTATCCGAGAGCTAAGGAATGGAACACATCAAGTAGTAGTAAGAATAATATTATCCAACAACTTATACTTGACTTTAATATAAGCAATATATCAGTACCTAACATGGAGTGGGCGTTGTCTGAACTTGATAACTTTACTGCTACTTGGAAGAACGGCAAGATAAAGTACGAAGGCTCTAATGGATTCCATGATGATTTTGTTATGTCTCTTGCTATATCTAACTATCATAGAGGTAGTATTACTAATCTTAAGCCTACAGCATTCATCAAAGGTATAAAGCGATAGAGAATGATAATAAAGATACAAGATAAACCTTACAACTTCAAGTACAAGTTTGATGAGATAACATTGAATGACTATTTGGAAATAGTTGATATATTAAATGAAGACCAATACGATTACTTCACATCTCAAGAGACTAAGAAGCAGGTTAGGCGTAAAGAACCAAGACCTAAAGACGAGAGAGATGCTGATTTTATATTTGATACATATAGAAAGGTTATTAGTAGACTCTCTACAATCCCTGTTAAGTACTTAAATGAGGACGAGGTAGTAAATACATTGCTTCAACATATTGCTCCTATATTCGAGCATATTTCAGCTATTAATGATAGTATAGATGCCGATGATGAGACTTATCCAACCTTTACAATAGACGGAGACGAGTTATCGTTTACTAATATAGGGGAGTGGAGCTTTTACAAGTGGGTAACTCTTGAGACATTTACAAGCAAAGGATTGAGTGAGAAAGTAGTAAATGAGGAAGGAGAAGAAGTAATAAAGCAAATTATCAAAGGTAATAGGTATATCCTACCATTATTGTATGGTGAATTTGATGAATCGCTTAACGACCTTGATAGAAAGTTAGAGTATTTCAACAATGAGGCATCATTTACTACCACATATCCGGTCTTTGTTCGCCTATTGACAGCTATAAACAACGTTAAAAAGATACATAGCTTCATATATAATAGCGAATCCATGAACACTAACAGTAGCCCTAACGTTGATAAACATTGCCAAGACTTTGGTTGGGTGTCCACACTTGTAGATATTGCTGAGAAAGGCGTATTTGGTACGTATAATGAGGTTAAGAACGCTAACTTGATACAAGTGTTAGAATACTTAAACTGCTCTTGTAGTAAGAATGCTGCTGAAGCTAATGACTCTAATCTTAAACACAATAAATAAATAAAACATGGTACTAACAGAATTACTGAGTACGTTTAGGGACTTAGCTTATAACCACACGCAAATAGAAGGATTCTATACTGGGTTAGTTGAGGAACACAATGATGCTCTCATACAATACCCAGCATTAAGACTATCTTTCCCATACCAAGCTCTTGCGTCCCAAGATGATGATGTTCTAAGGTATACTATTAACTTAACTCTATTAGTTAATGATATTAAAGAAGATGTAGGAAATGATATAAGTGGGCCGTCAGTCTATGAGATAAATACCAATGCTGCTATCCAGCAAGATGAGTTAAATGAGATTAATTCTGACTTGGTTGATGAGAACTTGCTTAGAGAGCGTGCAATAAGTATTATGGCCCAATATATACAAGGGCTGAGAGATGTGGAAGAAGGGGTTGAATACTTCGTTATAGAAGATGGTTGGAATATCCAATCACTTGAGAGGTTTGGCAATGATAAAGTCACAGGCTGTAGAGTAGCATTGAATATTAGTGTTGGCAATGACTATAAATGTCAATCAATAACCAACCTTAACAATAGCGTGTGGATTGATAGTACGGTTAATCATCTAAACTTTGCTGATTATACTTGCCCAGAGTGTCCCGAACTACCTACTGAATGTGTAGATTTGCTACCTGCATTAACTACAAGTCAACTTAATGACTGTATCTTACCTACTTATGACTTCGCTGACCCTGTAATACAAGCTGCTACAACTGGACAACAACAAACAGATATGACATCTTGGTTGTGTTTATCAGACTTTACCAATGATTACTCAATGAACTTCGATGCTTCTAATGATTATATTACTAATGGCAATTATCCCGCTATAGACTTTACTAATGCTTCAACCTTCACTATGAGTGGTTGGGTGCGTTCTACTGATTGGAGTCAAGTAAGAATGATTATGGGTAAGAGAAACGCAAGTGGCATTGGTTATAATCTATTCAGTCAAGCAGGCAAACTAAGAGCTGTATTGAGAGGTGGTGTAACATCTAATGCTATTATTATAGATAGTACAGTATTGCCAAGTGACAATGTTTGGTATCATATTGCATTAAGTTATGATGGGAGTGGTACTGGGGCTGGAACAAAGATGTATATAGATGGAGTTGATGTTACAAGTGTCACACAATCCGGATTAGCAACGACTATTTCAAATACTAATGACTTTCATATTGGGGCTTCTAATGCTGCATTTAGATGGGGAGGTGATATAGATATAGTAAGAGTATGGGATATAGTCTTAACTCCTGCTGAAGTAGCTGATGAGTACAATGCTGGTGTGCCTAAGACTGCCATACAGAAAACAAGTTTAGTACTTGAGAATGCTATGGGTGATAATGCTATCTTTGATGGTACTAATTGGTTGTTCCCTAATCCTCATTTAGTAGGTGGAGGTCAATCAGTCAACATGGTGTTGGGCTCAAGAACTACAAATACACCTTAATATATTTATACTAACTATTATATACCATTAAAATAATAAGAAAATGGATGGATTAAACGGATTACCACACTTTGACATGACTGTGGGGGAATTAGAAGACGAGGAGAACATCTTTACGACATCATTAGTAACAAATCCAGCGACAGACATGAAGATACAGGTGTTTTCAACTGTTGATACTAAGAGTAAGATTACAGATAGAGCTGTCAAGTTCGCTAAGATGCCTGCTACAGATGAATATGAGAGAGTAATCAGTGGTGTTTGGATGATGCCCGATACTAAGTACTACAGAGTATATAACGACTTTGAGTTTACTGTATCGTTTAGTAAGCAAGAACTGAAGAAAGCTTTGGTTAACTACTTAAAGAATGACAACGCTGACTCATTCGATTACCAGCATAATGGTAAACCACTTAACGATTTGATTTCCATAGAACATTGGATAATTGAGTCAAAAGAGACAAGAAGTCCAGTGATGGGATACTCTTTGGCGGAACTGGGATATTTATCTGAAGAAATTCCAACCGGAACAGTCATGAAAAGCGTATACATAAAAGACGAGGCCTTCTTCAATGAAATGGTGCTATCTGGAAACGTGATGGGCTACTCAATAGAAGGATTATTTAACTTAAATGAATCAGACACGATGGTAACAGAGCAATTTTCAAGAGTAAATATGTTTAAATCTTTGGGATTAAGCCAAACATCAGGCACAATCATCACTAATGATGGTAATTTATCGTTTACTAAGAACGGTATCGCTTTGAATGACGTTAGGGTTACAGAAGGAGAGTATCAAACAAAGGCAGGATTTAATATAGTGATTAAGAAAGGAACAGTAGTTGACTTTGGATTTGAAGTAGCTCAAGCAATTGTCGCAGTTGATAGCGCACAAGTTGAGCAAGTAGAAACCCCTGTTATCCCTGCTGTTGCTGTTCAAGCTCCTGTAGCTCCTGTGGTTGCTCCTGTTACTGTTCCGGTTGCCCCTGTAGCAGCAGTGGTAGACGTTGCACCAGTTGTTGTAGCTGAACCTGTCGTAGAAGCTCCTGTAGTTGTAGATGCAGCTAATGAGGCACTTATGGCAGAACTTGCGGCTTTGAAAGATAAGCTTGCAGCAGAAACAAAACTAAAAGAGGACTTAATGAAAGCTCAACCTATTCCAGCTAAAGTATTAGCACCAGCTATGGCTGACATGGATAATTACATAGTAAGGGTTAAAGGCGGAGTATCACATTATATCCCTAAAAGATAATATAGATTGTAACACTCCTTAGTAACTTACGTTTAGGATTGTATACACCTTTTTCATAACATTAAATATAATAAAACCAATTAACAATGGCTTTGACAATCACAAACAATACCTATGATGGAGTATTAACTCCGGGTATGTCTTCATTAATCTCTATCGGTGCTAATGACTACAATCTATGGCACTCAGCTACATCAAGTGGCTCTAAAGTACGTCTATCTTATGTAGATGCTACTGCTCCACTTCAAGATTTATCTGGTGGAATCTGTACATTTGCTGACAGTGGTGACCGTTCACTCGTATTCTTGAATTTGGATATGGCAGAATTGGGAACACAGCAAACTGCTTGTATCTCTGAATTATTTAACACTGACTATGCTTCTGCTAACGCAGGACACCTTTCTCAAGAGGTTGATGCAGCTTTAGCTAATAGCTGGGCTGAGCGTATCATTGACAAGTTTAGCAAAGGAATGCAAAATCTTCGTTGGTCTGGTGATACTGGTTCTGGTGTTGCAGCTTTGGCTTACCAAGATGGTATCGTTAAGTTGATTCAAGCGTTAGGTGCTTGGGTTGTAACGACTAACGAAACAGGTTACCAAAAAGTAGCTACTACTGTTGTAACTGCTGCTAACGTTGTTGCTGAGATTCAGAAACACATTGCTATCCTTCCTTTCGAGGTTACGTCTCATAGTGGATTTAAGATTGTAGTTGCTCCTGGAGTTGCTGGTTTCTTACAAACTGCTGTAATGACTGCTACTGGTGTTAACAACCTTCCTTTGGTTGACCCAGACTTGAACACTGGTCGTTTGATGAGTAACTTCTTCGGATTCCCTGTTTATGTTGCTAACGGTTTAGGAGCTACTGCTGCTAATAACAACGTTATCATGGCTGGTATCTTTGAAGATAGTTCTGAAGGAGCAATCAAATGGGGTATGAATCAACCATCTGACGAGAAGAACCTTGAGTTGAAACTTGTATCTGATGGAGATGAGTTGAGATTCCGTATTGCAACTGCACAAGCTGTAGCTGTAATTCCAGATGGCTCTCAAATTGCAATGAACATTTAGTACCAACGTATTAGATGCTATAATATGGCAGGCATTCTTCGGAGTGTCTGCTTTACTTCACAAAGATATTAATAACAAAATAAATATACACAATTATGGCTTGTTGTACACCAATAACAAACAATATCAGTAAAGTATGTGGCCCTAAAAAAGGTGGGCTTATTAAGAATCTATACATGGCTAACTTCTGCCAGATTGATTCTACTACTATTACTGCTGACGAGGTATCTGCTATTACTATGGCTGTTGACCCTTTGGCTACATTCGGTGCTAATTACATCTGGTTTCAATTAGATGTTAAGAAGCAATCTGCTGGATTCACAAATCCTGCTAACATCGGAGACTCTAAATTCTTTGACCAAACCTTAAACTTCACAATCGAAGGATTTGATACTGCAACTAAACTTGCTTTTGAATCTATGATTGATGGAGAAGCTTGTTTCATCGGTATTGATGGTAACGGAACAGCCCACATGATGGGTCGTATTTCTGGTGCTGAAATGACTGAAGGTGGAATTGGTACAGGTGTTGCTGTTGCTGACCTAATCGGTGGTACTGCTACATTCGTGGCTTCTGAGGTTGAGGTTATTAAAACTGTAACTGCTGGTACTACTATCGACGTGTTGAACGAAGATGGTGTGACTGTTGATGTAATTACACTTTAGAATAAACTTATATCGTCGTGTTATATGAAGGGGGGCGGGGCATTTGCTTCTGTCCCCTTTTCGTATTTAATGGAGTTAGATTAGATTACATCACATTAGATTAATAAAGCCAAAATATATGAGTTGTACAGACATAAGTGGTATGAACGCAAGTGCGTGTGTTAGGTCGATGGGCGGGCTTAAGAACGTATGGATATTCCCATTCGCCACAATAGATGAATACGTATACACAGCCGACTACTTACATAAGATTACAGGGTATTCATCAACGATAGTACCTGTTAGCTACAGTCCTAACTATAATAGCTCAGAATACAAAGCTAAGGAGTCTCAAGGTGAATATAAAGCATACGAACACTCTCTATCGTTGTCATTCAGTAAGATGGAGGCATCCAAGAGAGAAGAATTAATAAAGCTTGAGAGTATGGAGTTAACCATCATATTCCAAGATAGAAATGACATCTGTTGGATTATGGGGCAAGATATGCCTGCTAAGCTAACACTTGTGGATGTAGCGAGTGGGGTTAAAGGGGGAGATAGCATGTATGGATTATCCTTCACATCGACTGAGAAGAATCATCTAAGAGAAATAGAGTGTCCATCAGATAGCTGTTTTGTATCGTTTAAAGGCATCGAGAATAGAGTATCGACAATAGTTGTAACATCTGCTTCCACATTAGTGTGGGAAGACTTCGTTATTACTGCTGATGACCAAATACTAACATATACGAGTCCTTCTGCCTTAGACCCTACTACTTGGGGAACACCTGCTTCATTGACAGCAGACTTGCTACAGTTATCGTACTTGATTAACCAATACGGTACTCCTGTAACCCCAAATACGACTTTAACAGGGTCTTACAATGGAGGGTCTGATGAAGCCACAATAGTTATTACATCTCCCGATACTTCCTATGGAGCATTTCAAGTTGATAACACTGTATTCAATTCTACAGTAAGCATCACACTTAACTTGCTAACAACAGTATCGCCTCTTATTGCTAATCCATCAACTATAATTAATGTTGATGATAGCACAGGGAATCTATACAATACCGCTTATTCAAGTGCTGTAAGTGGTACGGGTTTAAGTGGTATTGCACAAGATTCAGTTATTGATGTTACAACCTTGTACCCGACAGGTACTACCTTTACGATGAGCATAGACGGGTTAGCGTGTGCTACTCAGACTTATGAGTACATATTCGAGCCTACTATAGCTGGCTGTGAGATACTTATGGATTATGACTTCTATAAAGGACAGCAAGTAAAGATTAATATACCTTATGTAGTCGGTCATGTTGACTGTCCAAGATACCAGAACATAAGTGTTAATATAAACGGACAGATATATCAACTATATACCAACTATACCACATGGCATGATGATGATACTACTTTCGAGAATGACTTGATTAATTTATTCAATCAAACATCAATCTTAATTGACACAGGGAGTATTGTATTCACGCATAATGCTAATGATGTCGATGTTACATTTAATGTGAGCACAATAGTTGGAGATGATGATAACTATTACTTCAACTCGTATGTAAGAGGTTTTGACCAGCCTGCTGTTAATACAACTCAGTGGAATCAATCGAGAGTACTGAATATAAACACTTCAGCGCCTTATCCTTCTATTGTATCTATTGAAGATGAGCATACCAACGTCATAACAGGGGAGAATCTGTCAAATATAACTTCTAACGTTACATATACGCTTGGTAGTACTCCTGCAACGTCGAATACATCTATCGACAATGTGGGATTAGTGTGGGCTTTAGATAGCTCTCTGCCGTATAGCGAGACTTCATTGATAGATATTAGCGCTGACGCTGCCGAATGCTTGACACCAACTATAACGTCTGGCTTTGATATGTGCTACACAGGGTTTGATAGTAGTTCTAATGGAGACTTCATTGTTCTGTCGTTAGATGTTACATCTGGTTCTGTTAATGCTGGTACTACTTATACAATGGTAACAGGTACGGCTACAACAAGTATAACGTTACCAAGTGCTGTGTCTCCTAATGCTAACTTTCATTTGCTTACGAATGCTTTAAATGCAATCAAAGGGGTGCAAGTTATACACATGGAGTTTTACGCAATACTTAGAACGTACTATATCTATATACATTTAGCGCCTTTAGCATCCATTGTATCATTCACTGAAGACACTACAGCAAGACCATTCGCTTTATCTTCCTTAAATGTTGTTTACTTGAATACTTTAGACACAAAGGTTAATCCTTATACTACTTTAGATTGGACTTGTCCTACGGTTACAGCAAGTTCTCCAACGGGGGCAAATAACTTAACAGTTGGTCATTGGCAAGAGAGTTTAGTTGGTATAAACGAATTAACTGTGGACTGGAATCAAGGGGCTGATACAATAACTTTGACTAAGTTGCACACTGTTCCTGCTACTGCTGCTACTGCTTATACTGTAACACTACATGAGGATTACCCCACACAGGTTAATAGCTTCTTGACGATGTATTTAACTGCTGGTTCTCCTTCGCTTGTCACAGGTTCTATTGCAGGCACATTAATAACAAACGGCTCTAATGTAGCAAATATTAATTATGTAGCATATACTAACTATATGGGCTGGAGATACGTTGAAGCTATTGACTTAACTATCGCTACTGACTCTGTTACTTATACTGAGAAATCAAGAAGACCAATACTTTGGGGAACAATGGACGGGCTGTCTTATGTAGGTACTACTGTAAGTACTGCTCCTACTGTTGCTTCATTAGTATGTTATGATGATTGCTGTGATGATTTAGTTGAACCAGATGACACAAATACAATAGTACTATATACTTACACGGGAACACCAGACGAATGGTCATCAGTTGTTCAGTTTAATACTGACGTTAGATGTGACATTGTATCTGTGACTGTGGCTATAGTAGAACAAGGAGGAAGTCCTGCTGTTACTTCTGGCTCTCCGATAACTTACACCAGTGACGGGTGTGTTGTTGGCTTACACGAGATGTCTTCGGTAGCCGTAGTTGGATTTGTTAGCGACCCGACAGGGTTTAACTATGACCAGACAATAACTTTATATAACTTAGTAGGAGATGTAATTGATTCGTATACTAAGGTAGTAACAATTTAGCATTTTATTAACAATAACAATTAAACAATTAAACAATGGCTTTAACGAGTACGATAACCGCAAGATTAACCCCTTCTATTGGATTAGTAGGACAGAGTGTAGGTTTTACTGACTTTACACCAGCACAATTAGCATCTGATGGCTTCATTAGCACACTTTCTCGTTCATACGAGATTGACTGTGATAGTATATTAGCAGCAGTTGTATCTCCAACAGTAGGTAAAGAGGCACTTATGACTGAGATTTCTACAGTAGTAGACGCTTATTTAGCAACAGTCTTCACTGATGTTGCTGTTACTTATGAGGCTAAGATTTATGTCTTGAATGTAGCACGAGTATCTGAAGTAATAGCAGGCGTTGCTGCTGCTGATACTTATTCAGCGTATGTAGATAGAGATGACCAATTCAATGTTAATGTTCGCATAAACGTGAGTGTAGTCTAATCTAATCAACTTTATATCCCCTCAGTTAGTAATTGTGTACCAATACAAGAGCTGCTGAGGGGTATATAACTTATATTCCACTATATTAACCAAGATATAAAAAATGCACATGAATAAATATAATAGTAAATTCTCAAGGCTTGGCTCAATAGGTCTGCCTATTCCTGCACGAGCAGCTACGTTAAGTACAGTACAAGGCAGATATATCCCATATACGGGTAGTGGATTAGCAATAGGTTCTACTAACACTTACCCACAAATACTTTCCGATATTGCTGCAAATTCTCCTACTCATGGGGCTGCATTACAGAAGAAAGCTAAGCTTACATACGGACAAGGTGTAGATTTCGACCTATTACCAGATGATGTAATGATGTTTGTTAACGATATTAATGCTAATGACGAGAGTATCAATGATATAATCAGTAAAGTATCATACGACTTACCTACTTATGGCGGATTCGCATTGAAAATACATTGGACATTTGACAAAAAGATAGCTTCTGTCGAACACGTACCATTTAAGAACGTTAGATTGGGTGTACCTAATGAATATGGTGATGTCGAGTACTTCATTATCTCTAATGATTGGGAGCAAGCGTTAGACAAGGCGTTTAGAAGAGAGTATATGATTAACAAGTACAATCCTTCTAAGATAACTGAAGGTAAAGTTGTTGATGGGGAGATTGTAGCAGATGATGTTACTATGGATAATGCCACTCAATTAATATACATAAAGACTTATTCTACAAGTGACTTGGGATTCTACCCAACACCAGATTATGTATCTTGTTTGGATTCATGCTTTACGGAGGAGTCTACAGGTGTAGCAATGCACAATCAGATTAGTAATGGAGTTAATGGTGCGTATGTAGTAAGTACAGGAGAGACCGTTCTTGACGATGAGAGCAAGCAGAATGTAATTGATATGTTTGCTGAGTTCTCAAGCGGGCCTCAGAATGCAGGAGGTATCATGTTCATGCCTACTAATGTGAAGGTTGATAAGCTTGAAGCTTTACCTGCTGACCTATATACTGAGTTATGTTCTGAAGTACGTCAGAGAATTATATCAGCGCATGGTATCCCTTCAATCATGTTAGAATACTCTCAAGGCGGAGGATTCAACAATAGAGCTGAAGAGTATAAAGCAGCAATAGCTGTATTCCAAGAGACTGTTATCAAGAACTACCAACAAAGGATAATCAGAGTATTCAATGGTATCTTAGACCAAGTAACTTCATCTGAGTACGAATTACAAATAATCCCATTTGTTGTAGACTTCAATAAAGAGGCATCTATAACTACTGAGGTCGACGGAGAGGTTGTATCTGACACTACTGTTGAAGTACAAGACTCTGCATCATTATCTAATTAACCCGTAACAATTAAAATAATAACAATGAGTAATACAACACAGAATACGAGCAAACAGGTAATAGTAAAGAGGCAATCAGAGGTTATACTAATATCTGAGTTAGATGTTAAGAACCTAACCCCCATGAGCGCCAACAAGGTTACAACCAGCTTAATTAACTACATACTCTTGGCTCAAGACATGGAAATTAAGAAGCTGTTAGGGCCAACATTGTACGCTAAGCTATTAGCTGAATGGGTTGCTGCTAATTACGATAAGAACCAATTACCAGACGGCACAGGGACTATTCCTCCTATCATCGTTGGTGATACAATCAATTATGTAGAGCTATACGAGCAGCTATATAAACCATTAATCTGGTGGTCATATTTGACAGCCTTACCTAATGTTGCTATTAAGGTAGAAGAAGCGGGTATTATGCTTAACAGTACAGACTACTCTGAATCAAGTGGATTGGTAGGTCTGGATAGATTAGTAGCGGAGGGGTCAATGATAGCTCGACAGTACACTGAGTACTTAAAAGAATATATATGTGAGACTTTCAGTACTGATGCTACTGTAAACTCTGAGAAAGTGGATACAGGAGGCGTAAGTATTGGTATCTTTATCCCAAAGAGGCCGTGGAATGTAAGCTCAAAATGTTGCAGATAACCTAAATAACCCGATAAATTAAAGACTAATGATTAATAAAATAAAGGAAGCGCTACAAAACGGTATGTCAATTCCAACCTTAGTAATATCCGCACTTATGTCC